GGGCTCTCTCGTTGTTCACGATGTCGCCGCGAGCAGCTTCGACTGCGGCGCGTTCGATGCTTGCCACGAGCTCAGGATGCTGAGCTCTGAGTTCCTGCTCTGTCATGGGGTTGTTTCCTCCTTCGTCGTTTCCGCCGGCCTTGTTGGTCGGTCGGGTTTTGTTATTTGTGCCAGCTGTGGGAGCAGCGGGAGCACCTTCGGTTACCGGAATTTCTCCGGGGATGTTGCGGAAGGACTTGACGTCGTGGCGAACGCCAGCGACGAGCAGCACCTTCTTGTCTGCGCTCAGAGTCATGGCCGGGCCTTCCTCTCCGAGGAGAGTGTTCGCGAAGCCTTTGTCGACAGCTGTCTGGCCGACCATCCACGTCTCCTTGGTCATCATGCTGCGGAGCGTGTCGGTGTCGGTACCGGTTTTCGCGTGGTAGATCTCGGCGATGGCCTGCTCGGCTGCGTCGAAGCCCTTGATGGCTTGCTTCAGGTCGCCGATGGTCATGTAGTCCCAGAACATACCCGCGACGCCGTGGATCATGATCATGCTGCCGGGGTAGACCTGCACGTCGTCACCGGCGCAGGCGATAACAGAGGCGGCGCTTGCCGCGATGCCTTCGACGATGACGGTCTTGTGGCCCTTCAGGCCTTTGAGCGCGTTGTGGATCGCGATGCCGGTGTAGAGGTCGCCGCCGCAGCTGTTGAGCTTGATGGTGATCTGGCCCTTGTCTTTGATCTGGGCGAGGTCGTCGAGGAAGCCTTCGGGCGTGATATACATGCCGGGCTCAGGCTCACCCGTCCACCAGTCGACCGGCTGCTGAGCGCACACGTCGCCGTACATGGTGATCTCGGCCGCATCTCCGTCTGCTGCGCTGACCACGTTCCAGAACTTCTGGGCGGGCTTTGCAGTGGGAGCGGGGCCGTTAATCAGTGGGATCCTTGCTCTCATGTGGATCTCCTCCTTCTTGGTGTAGTTTGCTGACTATGCGCGGGAGCAGCGCCTCGATGAATTGCTCCATCGGATCCTTCGCCGGAGCTCCTGCGTTCGCCTGCGCGAGGCGGGCGTTCTCGTCGACGAGCTGCTCGGCGTTGGCCTCGAAGCTGCCGCCGTTCAGTCTGATGGTCGACTGTTCGCGAGTGCTGAAGCCGTTCTCGCAGGCCAGCTGTTCGGCCGTGATTTCCTTCACGGGATCGAGCTGTCCCTGAGTCGGGCCGATCCATTCAGAACCGAGCCACGCCGCTCTGATCGCCGGATCTGAGAAGAAGCCGGGCGCGATAATGCGGCCACGGGCGACTGCCTCGGCCATCCATACCTCGTAGAGAGGACGGCAGAAGTCATCGGCGAACCACTCGCGGCGCATCTTGAAGGCTTTCCACGCTTCCAGCAGAGCCGCACGGCTCGCGCTGTATGATGCGTTGAAGGACTTCAGGAGAAGATCCGCGGGGATCTCCAGAGCCGCGCCGATCTGCTTGCAGATAGCAACGACGAAGCCGTCGAAGCCTCCGGCCGGTCTTTTCGGATCTCCGAACACGACGTCCTCGCCGGGCTTCATGATGTTGATCTGTCCGGGGCCCATCTCGTACTCGTTCGGATCGTCGCTCACTTGCTCAGTGCCGTCGCCTCCGACCTCGTTGTAGGGGTTCTCGTTCGGATCTGCCTCCGTCTTGATGAACGCAGTGAAGAAGCTCTCGACCACTGCGGCCGTGAGCTCGCTGTCAGTGTAGCGTCGCATCTGAAGCAGGGGCTCGATGACCTGCGCGAGGTAGCTGACGCCGCGGTATTGTTCCGGGCGTTCTGTCTCCATGACGTGGAGCACGTTCGGCAGGCCGGTCTCCTCGCCGGTCGCGAGGACTCGCTTCCATTCCGTCTTGTCAGCGGTTTGCTGGAATGGGTAGGTGTTGCGGATCCAGTAGGCGATGATGCGGCCGTTTTTGTCGACCTCGATGCCGTCGTAGATCCGGTTGCCCTCCTTGGTCTCGCCTTGTGTCATGTTCGCGAAGAATGAGGAGCCGGCAGTCATAGCCGTCGGCGTTGATACTCGATCCGCCTCGATCATGTGGAAGCGCAGGCCGTAGGGGTTCAGCACGGTGGGATCCTCGTGCTTCAGGAGGACGATCATGTCGCCGGAGAGAAGGCAGGACGCCAGAGCGAGCTGCTGCGCGGTGTAGAAGTTATTGACTCCGATCGCGTCGCAGTTCCTCTTGTTCGCAGCCCAGAGCTCGAACTCCTCCTCGGTTTTCCGCTGCCACTCTTTTGCCTGCTCAGGAGTCAGGCCGAGCTTCACGCGGTTGATGCGGCTTTTCAGCTGAAGGCCGCAGCCGATGACGTTCGTCCGGTTCGTCTTGATCGCGGAGGTCGCCACTGGGGCCGCCATGTAGAGCATCCGGGCCCTCTGGCGCAGCGTGTAGTTGTGCGCGTCGATGTCCTCGCGCGGTGATCCGCTCGCTGCGATGAAGCCCTTCAGCGCCTTTTTTGCATAGCTGGCGCCGGCGTCTCCGTACCCTTTGTTTGCCGGTCTTACCGGCCGGGCGCCGATGGGTGCCAGTTTCTTGTCATCCATGTCGTCGCCTCCTTACCAGTCGCGCGGTATTACGCCGACTGCCTTCCTGACAGACCGCCCGGAGAGCTTGCCTTCGAGGAGCGCGATCTCTGCTTCGAGCTCTTTGATGGCCGCCCTGATGTTGCTCAGGTCTGTCTGATACCTCGCGAGGTTCCTGCTTCCGATGCCGTAGCTCTGCACGCCACCGGTGAGCATCTCTTTCTCACGCGCGAGGTAAAACGTGAGCCGCTCCTTCTTGGAGTTGATCTGCTGTTGTATGGCCTCTCTGCTCATGGGCACCTCCTATTGGTCACCAGTCGCTTCCGCCGTCCAGCTGCCTGTTCTTGGCGGTTCGTTTTTTCGCTGGTTTTTGCTGTTGAGCTCCTTGCGAGCTCGCGGGTTCGGGTGCGTTCTTCAGCCGCCTCTCGATCGCGTCGAGATCCGGATCAGCGATCCGGAAGCCGGCGTTTGCGTAGTTGCGGCAGTCGAGCGCCTCGTTCCTTTGGTGTCCGGGGATCTTCTCCCACGTCCAGTGGTCGCCTCGCTTCGAGTGACTGAGCACGAGCTTCTCCGAGAGCAGCCCGGAGAAGAATGTGGCGTCATACCCTCGATCGTCGCCGCGCGGGAAGTGGAGATAGTTCGGGCCGGGTTCTTGAACCTTCAGCCCGCTCATGATCTTCGACTTTCCGGCATCGACGCCGATGGTGTAGAGCCAGCACGTGATCTTCTTGTTGTCCTTCAGCGGGACGCGTGAAGGCAGGCCGACGAACGGGATGTCCGGGCCGCCTTTTCCCTTGATAGCAAAGACTCGCTTGCTGTGTCGCTTCCGGCATGCCGCATATACCTCCTGAGTATAGTGACCGCCAGAGTCGACGCACGTGATGCAGATCTTCAGGCCTCTGCCGTTCTGGAACCGGTAAACATGATCGACGACGTCATCGAGACGCTGCCAGACTTCTTCGTTGTCTGGCTTGCCCATGATGAAGCCCTTCTTGATGCCCCAGCTCTCGCCGTAGTGGCCATACCCGACGACCTCGTACTCCAGACGGTTGTCCTGAGTGTCGACGCCGCAGGTCAGAGCGAGAACGCCGTCCGGCAGCTCGGCGGGGTATTCCTCGCGGCGTGCCATGATGGTGTCCTCGTCCTCCAGATCTCCACGATCCTCCCAGAGCTCGCCCAGCAGTGTGTTATACACGACCTTCAGGCGTTCCGGATCGTTCCTTGCTTCGAGGAAGCGCTGAGCTATTGTCGACCACGGCATCCACGGGCTGGCGAAGGCATTGAGCCAGAAGGAGCGCACCCCGCGCTTGTAGGCGTCGGGGTTCTCTGCGATCCACTTGGCCGGCTGCTTTCGCATGACGTCCTCCGGTGTTAGGCAGCCGCACGAAGGGCAGGCCCAGCCGATGGATGTGATCGTATAGCTTTTTTTGCGGTTGATCTCCTGAGTCTCGAACTCGAACTTGACCGAGTCGAACCGGATGTCATGCCACTCGCCGCACTCAGGGCACTGGTGACACCAGCGTTCCTGCGTGCCGCGGTAGAACGAGGCCTCGATGTTGCTCCGGCCTTTGATGGTCGGCGTCGATACCTCGACCGCTTTTCTATTGTAAAACGTGGCTTGTCTGGCTTTCGCCAGTTCCCACGGATCACCCTCTGTTCCGGCACTTGGCGCCCAGCGATCTCGCTCGTCGCCGAAGATGTACCGGGCCGGCGTCGAAGCCAGTGCGCTCGCACTGTTGGAGCCGGTCATCGTCAACATTCCTCCGGGGTATGATTTTTGGAGGATGGTGTTCCCGCTGTCTCTCGTCTTGACGTCGGAGACCTTTGCCTTCAGGGGCTTGGAGTCCCTGATCATTGGCGCCACGCGGAGGCGGGAGAACTTCCGCGCGTCCTCGATCGTAGGCTGCACGAACAGCGTGCTGGCCGGATCTTGGTCTATTGAGTAGCCGATGCAGTTCAGGAGGAACTCGGACTTGCCGACCTGAGAGGCCGCGACCATGACGATGTTCGTCACCTTCGGATCGTTGAAGGCGTTCATCGGTTCCTCCAGATACGGCGTCCGGGATGTTCTCCACGGGCCCGCCTCGGCCGAGTTTTCGGGCGAGAGCCGGCGGTGCCGGTCGGCCCATTCTGCAACAGTCAGGTCATCAGGCGGGGCGAAGGCCCGGATGGCCGGCGCGATCGCTTTGTTCAGCTGCGCGTCTTGCTTATTCGTCGTCTGAGTCCTTCGTGAGCTCACCCCAGCCCTGACGATCTCGGACGCGCTTCTTGTAGGCGTTGGAGTCGTAGGAGTAGTTGGAGAGCTCCAGCAGGATCGCGTGGACTTCCTGCTTTATCCTTTCGGAGATTTCCGCAGGCTTGTCGATGGTGGCGAGGTCGATCGCGAGGCGACCGGGGAGCGCCAGCATCATGCTGCGGATAGTAAAGACGAGGTCGGTGGTCATGGCCTCGACGTCCTCGCTGCGGTGCATCTCGCCCTTCAGCTCTTGGAGCTCCATGTCGGCGATCTCCGCCTTCGTCGCTCTGAGGTCGGCGTCTGCCTTGATCTTTCGGCTCTCGTTCTCGGTGTCGTCTTTGCTGCCGCCTTTACTGTTGCATTTTTCCTGAAGGTACGCGATGTACCTCCGGACTGTGTCGAGTAGATCATAGCGGCGCTGCCTGCCGACCTGCTCCGTTTTCAGGATGCCGTCTTGCGTTAGCTGCTGGATCCGGCGGGCGGTCAGCCCGAACAGTGTGGCGATGATCTTCGTGTCGACGTAGTTCTTCTGGGGCGCCTTCTGAGCGCCGGGTTCTGTTGGCATGGCCGTCCTCCTTCCTCTTTTCTGCGTAACGAAACGGCTGAAAATTTTCTCCTGAGTCTGCGCGACTTTTGGGCTCGCCAGCACCGCAGGAGAAATAAATCACCGGAAGAACCTACCGAGAATTTTTTCTCGCGCGTTTCTTCGGGGCGCTGCGGCCTTCGGGCGGCCTTGCCTTTTCTGGAGGTTCTTCCGGGGATTTTCTGGTGGTTATGCACCGCAGCTTCGGGCTGCTGCGGCTGGGCTTGGCTTCACTTCTTCGCGAGGCGCTCGGTGTTGTGCTGGAGCCTCGTCGTGAGGAGCTCATCCATGCGGGCTTGGATGTCGGCCGCGACTTTTTCGTTGGTGATCATCTGCGGGATGCTCACCGTGCGGATGGCTTCGATCGGGAGGCGCTTCTCGGATGTCCTTTTGAATGGGATCTCCGTGGTTCCGGCCGCGCCTGACGGCGCGAGGAATACGCTGGAGCCGAGGGCCTTCTTCTTTCCTTTGAAGATGGCCGCCTTGACTGTGTATTTTTTGCCGGCCTCCGGGCGCTTCTTTGGCGTCATGGAGAAGTGGGAGGGGGTGAGGACTCGGCCCTTGTACGTGAGCTGTACGCTGTCGACAGTCACGCCGCTGACCTTTATGGAGCCGACGGTCTTGGCGCCACCTTTGGCTGCCTTGCCTGCTGCTGTGACCTCGCTGCTCTTGATGCCGTAGACGGCGGTGACGGCCTTCGTCACCTGAGCAGGGGCTCTTTGCTTACAGTCTGCGATGGTTCGGCTGATGGCCTTGTCGACGTCCTTGTTCAGCGCCTTCAGATCTCCGACCATTTTGGAGAAGTTCGGGAGCTTGACGTCTGTCTGCATGGGGGGTGTCCTCCTTTCCTCTGGTTTGCCCTTGGTGCGGGCGGCGAGACTTGAACTCGCACGGCTGTGAGGCCATGGGCTTCTGAGGCCCACGCGTCTGCCAGTTCCGCCACGCCCGCGTCTTTGAG